TAAGCCACGGCGTTGATTGCGCGTAATTCAATCTGCGCAATCCCCGTATGTGACGGCAGAGTTAAAGGGTAAGTGATAGCCATTATGCAAACGCCCTTCCATATGAACCGCCACGCCGTTTCGCATCTGCGACTGCCGCTTTCGCGCTTTCCGCAATCTGTGGCATAAGTGACTTGATCTCTGTGCGCACGGTTTGCTGTACGCCTGTTGATACGTTGATGGTTTGGTTTACCACTACTGAACCGCCACCGGCCATCTTATCGTTAGGCACGATAGAACCGGTGCGGGAAGGCACAAACAATTCTGGCCCACGTTCGCCCACCACATAAGGGTTTCCGCGCTGTACGGGGCCACCTATGGCCTTCATGGATGTGCCTAGCACTGGGAACTTTGCGGTTAGTGCATCGCTGATAAAACCGGTGATCTTCTTTACAACAAACACGCGGTAAAGTTCCTTGATAATATCAGCGGCCATTGTGCGGAATGCATCTTTAGCCTTCATAGTGCCGTCAACCATAGACATGAATGCATCACCAAACTTGTCGCCAATCATATCAGCAACGGTTTCCACCTTTGCGCCGGTTTCTTCAGTCTCCTTACGAACACGCTTGAAATATGAAAACAAGTCGATTTTTGGTATATTAGCCAACTCGTTTTTCATGTTCTTAACGCTTTCCATTGGGCTATCAAAGTCCAATCGGTTAAGGTACATTTCAATCGGCAAACCTAACAATCTATGCTCAATATCACCCAAGCCTTCGTTCAGGTTATTTAAGGCACTTGCACCAATATCATCAGGGAAATCAACGCCAAATTTCTTCAATTCTTCACTTAATAGCTTTGTGGCATTACTGAAACGCTCAACTATGGAAATGAGCATTTCATAAAACTTTTGCTTAATGTTCAGCGTCATGTATTCAAAATTAAGCCTGAAATGCTCAATCCGTGCGCCCATTTTGTCAAACGCTTCACGAACTATTGCTGGGATATTACTTATGACGATTGCAAAATAATTTATGCCGTAAACCAACCCATTGATTGCAATCATTGCCCCGCGTTTTAGTAAATCAAAACCTTTCTTCACCAAGTCAATGGCCGGACGCACAAAGTCAATAAACGGTTGGAACGCCGTTTTCATATCCGCACCAAACCGCTTAAAGTCAAATGATAGCTTGGTTGTTTTATCGCCCATCATTGCGATAGCACCGCCAACCGCAATCAATGCACCCAAAATCATCCCTTTTGGCCCGAAGATGGAAGCAAGTTGCGGTGCTTGCATGGTCATAATGCGCAGCGCATCAGTACCCATAGAAGCCTGAACCGCCATATCTTGGAACTGCAAGGATGCCATGCCCAAGCTGCGGGTCATGTTTTTATTGGCCTTGCCAACGCCCTGCATCCCGCGAACATGCCGGTTCATGTTGGCCGTTGACTTCATCATGGTCTTATCAAGTGAACCAAGCTGCGCTTGTACCTTCTTCATTTCAGGCACAGCGTTTCCAACGGCATCCATGCGAATGGTTAAATTAGTCTGTGCCATTGTCTTTTTGCTCCGACTTGATCTTAAAGTATGCGACCCATTCGTTATATTCTGAAAGGCTGATTTGCTCTATTTCACCTATGGTTTTGCCAAGCAATTCAGCCAATGCAATCAGATTATATCTAAACGGATCGCTTCTTAGTTTTTTTCGTGTTCCTCTGTAGTCACACTTTCAAGAACCGCACCAAACACCTTCGCAATCAAGTTGATTGGTTCACCCATCAATATTGGCTTATCTTCAAGTGAAAATGCCTTTTCACCGGCATCGTCTTCACACTTGCGGATGATCATATCAATCATAGCCGACATAGTTGGGTTGTTGATGAAATCCTTGTGTTTACGTTGGATTTGCTCCATGTCACGCGCTGAAACCGTTGTGAAATATAGGCGAAGCGGTGTATCCCCTTCGCCCCATTCTTCCACATCCAGAAAACCCCGTTCTTGTTCCGCCCGTTTTGCTGCAATGCGTTTCGCTAGTGACATATTACGCTACCGTTGTTTCCGTTAGTGCGCCAGAACCTTGGATGGTCAATGATGCCTCAACCAAGCCATCGAATGATGAATTGATTGTGCGACCTGTTACGATGGCTGTACCGCCGTAATATGTGTCGCCTGATGTTGCGCCTTCTGGGTAGAAGTTAAGTGTAACCTCTGCACCAACGGTCAACGCACCTTGGCCTGTTGTATCGGTTTCATCCCAATACACATCAACTGAACCAGTGAAGTTTTTCAGTGATGATGCATATGAACGGGATGTGTCGCCCATAGTTGTTGTTTCTAGTGTATCCGCTGTTTCTTCAATGCTGAAAGAACGGATTTCTGCAATTACAGTGTCAGAACCAGCCGTGCCGACTTTTACGGTTCCTTCACTTCCTGTATGTGTCGCCATTGGTGGAACTCCTTACTTGGCTGTTTCTACATCATTGATAGCTGTAACATATCTGATTGAATAAGTCAGCTTGGCTATGCCCAAAATTTGGTCAGCTTCACCATCAAATTGTATCTCAGTTGATGTTAATACGTTGAACTTTGCAAGGCCATTTAATGTAAAATCGTTGGCTAATGCTTCCTCAACTTGGACGGCTATCGCATCCACATCATCATCAAACTTACTCGTTTCACGGACATAAATGTCAATGTCTAGGGTAAGTTCTCTGAATAGGTCAGTCACACCAGCGTTAAGGCGATCACTACTTTCTGATCCCGTATATACGCTGATGGCTGGTAAGTTCGTATCGTTAAGTGGGTGAACCCGCGTTGTATATACGCGCTTTTTCACCAGACTTACGTTGGTCTTCAGTATTGAGGCCACACGATCCCTGATTTGTTTGCGAACATGTGCCATCTATTGTTTTTCCAACTGTATTGTTGTCACGCCGGTTCCATCATGCAACCAAGCAACAACGCGATATTCAACGCTGCTAACGATTAGGTAATCATCTTCGGCAATATAAGGAACATCGGCTGTTCTGCATGTGAAACGTGGCTGTTCCTGATGAACCGCTGCAATGCCGCCAGCGTCAACAGGAACGGTTTCGTTATCGAATATGCCAGTGATGGAACTATCACCCAAGCCTAGTTTGCGACGATACGAAACAGTTGATGCGAATTCATCCACATCAAGGATTGCAGTCAGATCATCAGCAAATGGAATGGCCATTTATTCACTTTCATCTGTTTCTTCAGGTGCTTCCGCACTTTCATCGTATTCTTCTGCATACCCACGGGCAATAAGTTTCGCCGCAATACGGTCATGCACTTCATGGACTGTGCCTTGCTCCGCTGTTATGTCACCCCAACGGGCAAGTTTTAGCAAGGTAATCTTCATTTTTTCGCCCGTGTTGTTTTAGGCTTTGCCGCGCGGTCTGTAGAAGCCACAGTTGGCTTTGGTTCTGGTGCTACTGCAACCCGCCCGTAGGCCACTAATGAAGCCGCTTCATCTGCGCCTAGTTCAACTATTTCGCCAGATTTACGGGCTGAACCCGCTGCGACACATGATTTTAGAATGATGTACTTCATTTTTGACCCCTCGTTAGAGGGGGCGGCAAAGTTGCCGCCCCAAGTTAGCATTATGCGCCGTCGTTGTTGACTGCAAAGCTAACTGCGTGACGTACTGCTACGTCAACAGTTTGCAGTGCAACAATGCGAACTGTGCCAGATGTTGATGCAGTGTATGGATCAACTGTAATGTCCAATCCACCGTACATACCAATCAAACAGTCAGCAAAGTTACCAAAGTACAAGTCACCGGCAGTAACTTGGTTTGATACGATTGCGTTGTAACCGTTGATTTCGCCGCCATCAGCAACAAACAAGCCTGAACCACTGTCTTTGGCTGTTGTTTTCAATGCACCCATCATGCTTGCTGGCAAGATGTACGCTAGGTTGCCCATAAGCGCGTTATCTTCTGCAACCGCTGTTTCCATCGCAACTACTTCTGCGAATGTTGGGTTAGCCGCTGCGAAGGATGTTGGTGCGTTGATGCCTGATGTGTTTTTGATGCCTGTTGGCTGGCCAGATGAACCTGAACCTTGCAACGCACCGTTGTCGATTGCTAGTGCGATGCCTGTTGATAGGTCATTACGAACTAGGTTTTCGATGTCTAGTGACGATTGCATCATCATCAAGCGTGTGATGTCAGTGAACGCACCAACTGTTTTTGGTGACATTGTGACTTGACCAAATGTTGGTTCGCTTTCAGTGGACGCGCCACCTTCTGTTGCGATCCATGCACCTGTTGATGCCGCTGTCTTTTTAGGGATTTTTACGTCACCTGATAGACCTGTCAACATTGTCGCGCCAGCTTGCATCACTGATGATGCGTTGCGTAGTACGTCAATGAAGTCACCGCCGCGATACGCTTCTGCAACCATTGCGCTATCGTCTGATGTGTTCAGATCACGCTGGTTCCATGAACGTAGAACGTCATGTGGCATGTATAGACCCTGTGGGTCAACGCCAGCACGTTTTGCCGCTTCTTGTGACGCTTCGAATTCGAAACGTGCAGCTTCTTGTGCATTCCGGTCAGTTGGGTTCGCCATCGCACGGATTGCGTTCATCAAAGAGAAGTTACGAACTTCTTTCTTTGTTAGGCCAATCTCTTGTGTGTCTAGTGGCGCATTTCCGATTGCTTCCAACAATTCACCACGGAATTCCGCTAGTGAACGGCCTTCTGCAACCGCTTTGTCTGCCATG